ATGGTTCAATTCCAAAATGTTTCAACAAAAATTCTAAATCAGGATGTCCTCTATGAAAGGCAGTATCAATACATTCCCTAACAATCAACTCGGCGAACTTTGCAGGATCCAATTCACCAGCAACATAGTCACCATTGTTTTCAATAATCAAGGCTTGGTCATATAGTTTTGCAATTTGTTCGTCAGTCATACTAAAGCCACCGCCAAAAACCAAGCCAACAGACAAGCAATGACAACAGCCAATGCGTAATCCAAGAATGTTTCAAAATGGGAGTTCATTGCTGTTCCTTTCGTTGAACTGGGATTGCGAGGAGCCATTTGTCACCAAGGTATCGAACAGAAGCGACCCAAGACCGAATGTTGTGTCGGACAATATGACGTTCGATATACGGTCTATCAAAGTGTCCTCGAACCCTTTTGAGTAAAGAAGTTGGCATAGTTGATCTAGCTCCATTTGCTGTGTTGAGTTGTCAATCATTTTTGTAAGCCTTGTTTGCAAGCATCACAGTCGCAAGGGCCAACGTAGAATTTGATGTCTTCTTTAAGTTCTTTCATGGTGTCGTATGCGTAAACATGGTTTACGTCTAATGCGTCATAAAGAAACTTAAAACCATGTGGCAAATTTAAGATGTAAACACCTGGTTCGTCTGTGTCTACGTCACGTTTAACATCAAGTTTGTATTTCATGTTTAGCTCCTTAAAAGACCACAACTGTTGTGGCATGAGTAGTATTGTATGTTGAAACAACTCAACATTGCAACAAATTTAATAAAATTTTTGTAGGTAGTTTCCCTAATTTGTATGTTGAGACAATTCAGCTACAATCTAAGGATGCAAAAACTTTGTAAACATTGCCAAAACGAAATTATTGGTCGTGACGTTCGTGCGACTGTTTGTTTCAATTGCACCGATAAGACTTATAGAATTACAGGCGGCGCTGCTGCTTCAATAGCTGTAAACAAGGCAATTAAAAACAATTTGATGCCTCATCCATCTACATTGAATTGTGTCGATTGCGGTGTTCCGGCTACTTGCTATGACCATCGTGACTACAACAAACCATTGGATGTTGTGCCTGTTTGTAGTCGTTGCAATAAACTTAGAGGCTCTGCAATTCCTAAAGAAGCGACAGCATGACCAAAGAAGAAGCTATAAAACTTGCTGGCGGCATTTCAGCATTAGCAGACTTGCTAAAAATTCACAGAAGCGCAGTTTGGCATTGGAAGGCAATTCCTGCTTTACGAATTTATCAGCTTAAAGAATTGAAACCTGATTGGTTTGGGTTATAGTAGTTTGAAACACGGCTAGATGGGGGGTAGCTACCCCATCGAAAAGAGTTACACCTTCTCCTGCCGCAGTTTCATTTCAAAGGTGCGGCAAAAAAGGTTTAGATGTTTTATTACCAGTTCAACATTGGTGACTATCAAAGTCACACGGCCCATCTTTCTGAAATGGAAGATTTGGCATATCGAAGGCTTCTTGATTGGTGCTACTTGCACGAAAAGCCACTCCCACAAAACATAGATGAAGTTGCAAGACTAATTCGTATGCGAACGCATAGCGATTGCATTGAAGTCGTATTGCGAGAGTTCTTTAATCTTGTTGATGATGGTTGGGTTTCGTCTAGGGTTGTATCCGAAATTCAAAAGGTTGGCGAGAAATCCGAGAAGGCTAGTGCTAGTGCAAAAGCACGTTGGTCTAAGTCAAAAGATGCAAACGCAATGCGAACGCATAGCGAAGGCAATGCTACCCAAGACCCAATACCCGAGACACAAGACACATATATAGAACCTAAAGGTTCTATGTCCGAAGCGGGGCTTCCGACTTGCCCTCAACAGGATATTTTGATTCTTTGGAAGAAAAACTTACCGCATCTTACGCAGCCTAGAACTTGGGAAGGATCACGCAAGACCAACCTACGTCAACGCTGGCTGCAAGCTGCAAAGTCCTCGGCTTATTCGCCAGAAGGTTACAAAACCCAAGAAGAAGGTCTAAAGTGGTGGGATGGGTTTTTTGCTTACATAGCCAAAGACACATCACTTGCTCGGGGTTTTGAGAGCAAAGGCCGAACTTGGTTGCCCGATCTTGAGTGGGTGGTAAACGCTACAAATTTTCAAAAAATCATTGATGGGAAGTACGACAAATGAGTTTCCAAAAAGCACAACAAGCGCCAGAAGTAGTCATCGACACTATGTGCCAAGCGCATGAATGTCCTAATCGATGGACTGTTGACAATGGCAAACGACTTTGTTCAGCACACGCATGGTCGCCATTTAGAGAATGGGAAAACATTACTAAACGTGAATGGGCAGCTTATCGCAATCGTGGTGACCGCAACAACTACGAAGCTATGTCGGTCAACATTAAAGTTCCAGCTCGCAAAGTTTCTGAAGAAGAAAAACGTCAGATTATTAACAATTTGCGTAATTTGATGCGGGAGAAACGTCATGCGTAACCATTACAACCTTGAAGAATTGGAAGCCGCACGAATTCTTGACCTTGTACGCATGGGTGATGATTCTGTGCCATTTACCACAATAACGTGGTGTCTCTGGGTGCTTGGCGATGCAGTCGGCAATTGAAAACACCGTTTTGGAGTTCATGCGTGAGAGCGAAGCCCGTGAATGGGTGGAACGCTACCGCAAGAAAGCCAAAGAATTAGGCTATGGCGAGGCTAACGCTTGGTGGGCAGACACGATTGAAAAGATAGAAAAAAAGCGTGGCAAGAAAGAAGCTGAAAACTTACGCCAGCGCATGAACAGAATAAGGGGCAACAAATGACATTCCAAAGTCAGGAAAGAAAACGGCTATTTAAAACATACAATTTTTTGTATTCAAGGCCAAAATTTGATGGAATAAACAGTATTGAATGTTTTTACTGCGGCGATTCCGCTACACAGTTAGATCATTGCCCTCCTTTGAATTGGGTTGAATCAAAAACAATCAAACAATGGAAAGAACAACATATAAACTTTTTTCTTGTTTCCTGTTGTTCACAATGCAACAGAAAAATGAGTGATAAACCATTGTTTACATTGTTAGAAAAGTTAATTTTTGCTGTGAAGTATTTAGAAAATTTGTATGAAAAAGAAGCAAATCTTTGGTCTGAAGAGGAAATTGCAGAAATGTCTATTCCATTTCAAAAAACAATCAGAGCAAGAAAAAAATTAAGCCAACTTTTGTTAGATCGTGTGCAATTTGCTCAACATCGGTTAGCAAAATTTCAATACATTGAAGAAGATTGACATGAGAAGAGCCGCACGAATAGACGCTAACCAAAACAGGATAGTTGATGCCTTGCGTTATGCAGGTGCAACTGTCCAATCTTTAGCAGCGGTCGGAAACGGCGTCCCAGACCTCTTAATTGGGTTTAATGGTCATACGATACTCATGGAAGTAAAAGACGGCTCTAAACCCCCTTCTGAGCGTTCCTTGACCCCTTTACAACTTGATTGGCATGGCAAGTGGAACGGCGGAACTTTGTGTGTGGTTACTGACGTTGAGTCAGCTTTACGAGTATTGAGGGTGATTGGATGAGCGAAGCGCCGCACCGAGCAGTCGAATTTATCCTAAAAACTGCCCCATTGTTTGCCAAGGCCAAGTCTGATCGGGTTTACATTGAATCTTTTTTGAAAAGCAAAAAATCAATTCTGATGCAACAGGCTAGCCTCAAAGGTGTCCAGGCACTAGCGGCTCAAGAGCGTGACGCTTACTCAGACGAAGAATACCAGGCGCTACTCAAAGGTTTGGCTGCTGCTGTCGAACAAGAAGAAACTCTCAAGTGGCAATTAACCGCTGCACAGCTAAAAATTGAAGTGTGGCGAAGCGAAAATGCCAACAATCGGTTTGTTGATAGGGTTAATACTTAGATAAATGTTGATAAAACTCGACTACAATACTCCCATGCCCTGAATTTCTTGGGGTCTTTTTAGGAGCTAGTATGAGCATTACAGTAGAGCAGCACTCAACAGTCATCAAGGTTGACCAAGGTGGCAAGTTGATGATTGATAAGTTTGACGATGGGGCGCACCTATCTATCTTTTTCACAGGCGGCTATTCCTCAGTAGCATTGACCCGTGAAGAAACCGAGGCTTTGATTCAAGCCCTCCAGTTGGCATTGGAGGCAGCATGAAAAACATTGCAACAGCTTTGGTCAAAGCGCAAAAAGCATTTGGCCCTGCCCTCAAAACATCCACTAACCCGCATTTCCGCAGCCGCTATGCTGATTTGTCGGCTTGCGTTGAGGCAGTCATTGATTCACTTAATAACAACGGCATTGCCCTTATTCAGCGCAACTATGAGGACAACACAGGTGTTACTGTGGAAACCTTGTTTGTGCATGAATCTGGCGAAATCTTAGAGTGCGGCAAGCTACACGTTCCTGCCAGCAAGCAAGACCCACAGGGTTACGGCTCGGCTCTGACCTATGCTCGGCGCTATTCCCTAATGGCAGCTTGCGGTATAGCCCCAGAGGACGATGATGGCAACGCTGCTAGTCGCAAAGCCCCTGCTTATGACGCTGGTCGCCTGGCTGATTGGTTGGCAGAGATTAGCCAAGCACCCAATGCTGACAGCCTCAAATCGGTTTACACCGAGGCTTTTAAAGATACGCAGTCAGACCCAGAAGCACAAAAGAAAATTATTGCAGCCAAAAACGTAAGAAAGGCGGCACTCTAAATGGAACAAAGAACAGATGATTGGTTTGCCGCAAGAATTGGAAAAGTCACAGCCAGCCGAGTTGCCGATGTGGTTGCAAAAACAAAATCGGGCTACTCAGCGAGTCGTGATAACTACATGGCGCAATTGGTCTGCGAACGGCTTACTGGCAAGCCAGCCGAGTCATTTAGCAACGCAGCTATGCAATGGGGTACAGAAACAGAACCATTAGCAAGGGCAGCGTATGAGGCAAAAATGGACGTTTTGGTTGATGAAGTTGGGTTCATCGATCACCCAAGTATTGTCAATAGCGGCGCTTCTCCTGATGGACTTGTGAATATTGACGGACTTATTGAAATAAAGTGTCCCAACACAGCAACGCACATTGATACGTTACTCAGCCAAACAGTACCTAAAAAGTATGCAGATCAAATTTTCTGGCAGATGGCTTGCACTGGTCGTGAT